ACTAAACAAATATTATCTACACCATTCTTGTTTTACTTTGGTTTGAGACCGGGCAAGACTGCGGTTGATAAATTTATACAAAGGTTTGGCCCTAAAGGTGCATTCCCATCTACTGATTAATGGAAAAGAAAACTATCATATTACCAGGTTTAGAATATTATAAATCACCATCTGTTGATTTAACAACTAGAATTTCATTAGATACTAATGAAGAACTATTAAGAGAAGGTGATAGGTCAATTATTTTGGATTTAGAACAACAATTTAGTGATGAAAGAAATGAAATTACAAAATATAAGATATATGGTAAAATAAGAATGATTTTTAGAAATATGTATGAGGGTGCTGCGGGTTATGGTAATTTGGAAGAATACTTAGCATTACGCGGAGATGGGTCTAATAATGTGTTTACTGGTTATTTACCATATGATGAGTTTGCGTTTATTAGAAGAGATACATATCGTGAAGATATTAATATACCTTCAATTAGTGGGTCGACGTATGGAACATATACACCAACATTTTCATTACCGGTAAATTCCAGAAACAAACATCAGAACATATCTAATATGAATGCCCCATATCACAATTGGAATCTTCATTTAAGTTATGTTTATAGTGCCGATACTGAATATGATATGTCATATACATTAAGTGGTGCAACAAGTTATTCATGTAATAATACAACTCAAATATGTTTTAAATCAAAAAATGGTATACCATGTAGAGTTGAAAGTAAAACAGGTTATTATAAACTTACAACACCAGTACCACACGGTATTAATGAAGGTGAATATGTTATAATATCATCAGTATCGTCTATAAGTGGGAAAACATATTCTGTTTCGAGCTTAGGTGATAACAAATATAACTCTTCAAAATATGTTATTAATTTAAATAAACAACAGTTTAGTGGATCAACAACATTACCAACACTTATTACAATAAAAAGATGTATTGATGAAAAAAATATTAGTGGAACAACATCTTCATATTATGTACATAAACATAAAATATTAACTAAAGAAAAAGATTATATTTTAGATAAAGCTGGATTTGAATCTTCAATATTTGAAGATGAAAAAAAGTTATTATTAGAAAATAGCGCGGGTGTTAACGATTTTTTGGTAGAAAGAAATAGAGGTGAATCCCTAATATATGATTTTAGAGAACCGTTTGTCTTAAGTGGGTTAACAAATAATCTTGGTTATACACCAAGTGAAATATATGTTTCTGTTTTATTTAGAAATGGGTCTGGTTATTTTGAGTACCCACCTAAAGTAGGATATAAATTTCATTTACATAATGAATGGATAGATAATCATTTCAGTGGCTCGACAAAATTAGAAACTGGTTTAACAGGAACTAACTTCACTGTTAGTGGTACAACATTTACATCTGGTAATACTACACCAATAGGAACAATACTAACCGGTGCTTTTGTTGAATACAATGAAGTTGATTTAAAAGAAAGAATTATTTCAGAATCATTACATAAAATAGTAAATCCAGTAACTATTTTTGATCATGAACAAGATCAAAATGTCGTTGAGTTTAGTGGTGCAACAGCAAATAATAAAATGGGATTACTATATCAACCACATCATAGGGTTAAGTTAAGGCAACTATCCGAATATGTTGAAACATCAAATACAAAAAATATTGCTGATCTTCCGGATAATGCTAAATATTTTCCAGAAGAGGGGTTATGGAAATGGAGAGATGTGTTTGATCACGGGTTTATTGATGAAGACGGTAATGGTACAGACTATCCTTTTGTAAATGGCCAACATTATGTTAAAACTGATTTAAACTTTTATTTTTTTAATGAAAGAGAATACAACAATAAATCTGATGGTTTTAAAGGGTTTGGTAATATAAATTGTTAAAATGAAAATATTATATAAAAATATTGATCAATCTTTGTTGTTTAATAAAGAAACAGAATTTAGAACAAATGCTGGATGGGAAGAGAATTTTTTAATCTATCAAGATCAGATTTTAAAAAGTATAATAAACCCAATTGAAAACTATGAGACAGTAAGATATATACATGAGCCATATAATGTAACAATTTCCGGAGTTCAAACATTACAATGTGATATTTGGTTTTACTTTAATTTTTTAAATAATTCTAACACATACACAAATGGTTTGGATTATAACTTAATTGGAATTAGCCCCAAAGAAAATGCTAAGTTATTAAAACACACAGCAAATAGTTTTTTTAGACTAGAGTTTTATACAACACCATTTAGAGAAACTCAAAAATTGGTTTTTGCAAAAAACCTATCGATTCCGTTAGGCCAAAAAGTTTATGATATAAATTTAAAAGACAAAATTTTTGTACCGGTATTCAATGGCAACAATTATAGAAATACAGAAAACATGTATATGTTTTGGTTTCCAGATAACACTGTTTATACTGGTACTACTTTTTATATGACAGCAAGATTTTTTAATGCTGAAGATGGCACAATTACTAGATTTTTAAATAGAGATCTAACGATAAATAATTCTGGGTTAGTTGACGGCACTAGAGTTGGGTTAGTTTCAAATCCTGTTAAATTTTATGAAATGAATCCAAATGTCAGCACAAATCCTGAACAAAATGTTTATTATAGAGTGGTGTTTAAAAGACCCGAACATACATATGTGATAACAAGAGGACTTGGTAATAATTGTGATTTTAGCGGTGGATATGCAATAAAACAATAAAATGAAAAAATTAAAATACGAAATTTTAAGAAAAAATATTTTAAGTGTATCGTTAATATCACTAACCAGTAAGAATTGGAAAGATGAGAAAAACAACATTATATCCTGGACTGGTACAACATATATTGGGCCAGGTATTAGTGATGTTGTATATAATACAAACGAAACGTCACCATTAATTAAGGGATATTATAAATGGAATGGGACGACTTGGATTTTTTTGGGTGTGGATAAAAGTTCGCGTGTTACAACATTTAATGTAACGAACAATGGTAGCGGAAATTATTTAATAAATGGAATTTCAAACCCAACATTATCTTTAACTAAAGGAGTAAAATATACATTTAACATAAATGCAACCGGACATCCATTTTTAATTAAAACGATTAGTGGTATAGGTACAAGTAACCAATACAACTCAGGTGTTACAAATAATGGAACAAGTAATGGTGTGATAACTTTTGTGGTACCACATAATGCCCCATCTACATTATATTATAATTGTCAGTTTCACATTAGTATGGCCGGGCAAATTAATGTTACTGATTCACCATATTTGGATTATAACCTACCACTATTTTTAGAAGCAAAAGCTGATGAATTAGGGGTGATGGTTGGTTTTGATGGTGAGATTGAACAAGCGGAACAACTGTGTAATTTTGTTTATTCCGCTAATACCGGAAACACGCTTACTGTATATAACTCAGCTAGTAATATAAAACTAAAAAGAATTATCGACGCCACATTTACAATTAATTGGGGTGACGGATCAGCGACCCAATCTATAGGTATTTTAAGCGGTTTAACGAAGACTTATTCAACAGCTGGCACAAAGTCCGTTTCTATAACAATGACAGCCCCATGGAAGACAGAAACCGTTACAAAAGACATTAAATTACCATTAATTAGTAATACCCCAACAGATTTAGCAGCATTTACATACTCCGGCTCAACATTACCATATTTTAATACCTCTGATGATTATTTACAATCTGGTAGAACACAAAATTATGGTAACATATATGATTATTCTGGAAATTCTTTTACAGGAACAACAACATTTTTGGCTTTAGGTAAAAGTAGAAAAATTGAGAAAAAATTATATGGTGGTAACACATACAGTGGTGTTACTGGAACAACAATTGCAATTGAGGGAACAACATATAATTGTGACAAGTATGTAATAGACGGCTTAACATACCTTGATTTATCTGATGGAACAACGTATATTACTGGTAATACTTCAACATTTACATCAGAAACTCAATTCACAAAAAAATTAACTAGAAATGATCATTATCTTGGTTTTATTTCAGAACCCGTTGTTTATTCTGACATTTTTGTTGAGAGAGGAAAAATGGGAGTGTCTGAATTTAACTTAAGATTAGGTGAAATAGATAACATAGGAGAATTAGATATTTACGGAAATGGATTTTTCGTGGTGAAAAAACAATAAAATTGTATTTATAAATAAAAGAACATGGCAGTAGGAAGTTACGGAACAATAAGACCAGCAGATGTGTCCCCAGAAGATGTAGAAATTATACTTCATTATGTGGCAAATAGAGCATCAACAACAGAACCGACACTAACAAAGTTGGATTCATCTGATATTCTGACCCCGGTTTTTCATAATTCAGAAACGGGAGGAACATCCGATACCGAAATTTTAGGTGGTTTATATAATCTTAGACTAAATAGTGACACATTTAGTGACTTAGGTATCTACACTTTACACCTTAGACCAAAACAAATTAGAACAGAAATTACTGATTGTGGTGTTTTAGCATCGTTACCATCAGTTAGAGGGCTGGTTATAGATTTAGGTAATGTGGGTACAGACGATAGAAATAAGTTTGTTCCACAAGGTCTTGTTGGTTATAGAGTAGAATATATTGACAAATCAAATTCACAAAAAGTTCCTAATTTTTACAGAGTAGTAACATCATCATTTTATTGCGAACCCGTTACAACAAATTTAACAAATAGTACACAAAAAGCAATTAGATATAGATATTCAGATGCACCTACCAATTTGGTATTTTTAACCCTTACACCGTCTTCTGCACCTAGCAATCGACCAAATGTAACACCATTTATCGGGGAACCATCACAAAATATTATTTTAACCAACAGTTATTTTAACCCAACCACCGTTGAGGTTGAAATGGTTGAGCATGATGCATCAACACTTGCACTCGCACTTTATGGTAATCAAAGTAAGGCGTTAAATTCTGGTATTTACACAATTTATGACAATAACAATAATAACGCGATTTATAAACAGTTCAATCTTTATGAGGTTAAAGATGATCTTAACGAAACTCTATATGAGATTCGTGAAGAGAAAACTGATATAGACCAAACATTAAACTTTGACGATATTACCGAATAATGGCAACAAGAAAAGTACCAAGTCAGGCTGCTAGTGGTTTCGAAACTTTTAGCGACAGTATTGTTGGAAGACAAATTACTGACGGTACTAGTCAATTAACTAACTCAAACTTTGCTTTAGATAGGATCATTCCCGAAAAAGACACAAAGAACTTTAAAACAGCACCATTTTCTGATTTTCTTACCTTAGAGGATCTTAAGATAGAAAATGATGCCCCAACAACGGTTAGACAATCTAATGGAGAAAAAAGGCCAATAAGATTTAATTCAGATAAAACAGAAGGGTCTAAATCATTATTTGGTTCATTAAGAGAAAGAATTAGAGTTTCAGTTGGTAGAATTCTTAAAAATTACCCAGCCGCGATTTATGTTAATTCGGAAGGTTTATCATCCACTTCAGATTATTCTGCTGAAAATATTGTTTATAATCCAACAACAGATAAAACAACATTTAATATTAAGTCAAGTAAATTCTTTAACCCATTTGATATAGTTTTATCTGAACCGGTTGCAAACGATTTACTTTCAGTAGACAATGAAATTAGAAATCTATTTTCATCATACAACAAATATAGTATTGCTATTGGTGATAAAACATATAACATATCAAAATATACTGAACCAACATCTAATAATGTTGTTTCATTGGAAGTTTATGGAAAACCATTTACTGGTTCGACATATTCAACAAGTTATATAATTAGACCAAACAATTCTATTGTTGAAGAATTTTATCTTGGTTTGGATGATTTAGAACAAACATTATTAAATAGAGAAACATTTCCCATATTTCAAGCGTCGTTTAAAGTTCCTAGAACTAGTTTAGATGAAACAAAAACAGATTTAATTTATGTTTTAGTGGAATGGCCGGTTTCAAAAGATGGGTGGAACCCGCAAACAACCGGTTTAAAATTTGATGAGTATATAACTAAGTTAAACGACTTAGCAACAGAAATTGATGATTATAAATCAAATTTAGTTACCAGATTTTTAGTTGCACCACAATTATTTGAATTCGACACTGAAGACCAAAAGATTGATAAAATATTTCAACTTTATGGTCAAAGCTTTGATAAAGTAAAATCGTTTATTGATAACATTGCATACATGAGAAATGTGTCATATGATTCAATAAACAATATTCCGGATGTTTTTCTTAAAAATCTTGCTAACACATTAGGTTTAAATACTATTAATTTATTTGATCAAAAAACATTAGAAGAACAAATATATAATTCTTCTAAATCGGTTTATAATGGTTCATCTATCGGTAAAAATTTGGTAGATGGTGAGTTAGAATTTTACAGAAGATTATTAGTTAATCTAGCATTTATATATAAGTCAAAAGGAACAAGAAGTAGTATTGAGTTTTTCTTAAAATTCATTGGTGCTCCAGATCCAATGATTAAAATCAATGAGTATGTTTATAATGTAAAAACGGCGATTTCTAAAACTTCAACAGAAGATGATATTTT